ATCGACATTTCTCTCCCCGACACGCAGTCAACGATCCCAGACAGTCCTTTTTTGCGCGGAATTGAATCGGCTTAGCCATGACTTCAACCGGAACGGAACTGGCCGTTCGAGGGGCAACTGAAGTAGCGATTGTCAAGACTCGAAAGAGAAAACCACGCGTGGGCCAAACCAAACCACGCATCATGACTCCGGCTATTAAGGGCGCTACCAAAGGCGATGAGATCGCTGCACTAGCTGAGAAAATAGGTATGCCGCTTTTGCCTTGGCAGAAGTATGTTCTTGATGACATGATGCGAATCGATAGCAGAGGGATGTATCGGCGCAAGACAGTTGGCGTTCTGGTGGCTCGCCAAAATGGTAAAACCCACCTTGCCCGGATGAGAATTATCTATGGGTTAATGCAAGGTGAACGAATCGTGGCTATGTCTTCCAATCGCAACATGGCTTTGGATACTTTTAGAGAAGTCGCTTATACGATCGAGTCAAATGAGTTTTTGAAAGAGATGCTTCGGGCAAAACCAAGATTGGCTAATGGTCAAGAGCGAATCGAGTTTAAGAATGGCGGTCGCTACGAGATTTGTGCAGCTACAAGGGATGGAATGCGCGGTAAGACCGCAGATCTACTTTATGTAGATGAGTTGCGTGAAATTACTGTAGATGCTTGGACCGCAGCAAGACCAGTTACAAGAGCAAGAGCGAATGCCCAAACAATTACTACTTCAAACGCCGGTGATGGATTCTCTGAAGTTCTCAACGATTTAAGAGAGCGCGCGTTACAATACCCTAGTGAAACTTTCGGATGGTACGAGTATTCCGCTCCGCAACATTGCAAAATTGGGGATCGAGATGCTTGGGCTATGGCTAATCCTGCATTGGGCTTCACAATTACAGAGGAAGTTCTGGAAGAGTCGGTAGCAACCAACTCAGTAGAAGCAACTCGCACCGAATTACTTTGCCAATGGGTAGCAGCTTTAGAATCACCTTGGCCAGTAGGGGCAATCGAAGCAACTAGCGATTCAGATTTAGTTCTACCACCCGGACAACCCACGATCTTTGCAATCGATGTATCGCCATCCAAACGATCTGGCGCTTTGGTGGCAGGTCAGATCATGCCAGATGGCAAAATTGGTGTGGGCATCATGCAATTATGGTCAAGCGATATCGGTATCGATGATCTTAAAATGGCGCGCGAGATCCAAGATTGGGTAGTTCGCTATCATCCACAAATGCTTTTGTATGACAAATACGCAACCCAATCGATAGCCGACAAGCTAATAGCAAGCGGTGTTATTTGCGAAGACATATCTGGCCAACAGTTCTATCAAGCTTGTGGCGATCTTTTAGATGCTTTCGTGAACATGAAATTAGTTCATTCAGGACAACCAGAACTTGTTACTCACCTAAATAACTGCGCGATGAAAACTAATGACGCTGGCTGGCGAATCATTCGCCGTAAATCTGCCGGCGATGTTACCGGAGCAATTTGCCTTGCCATGGTGGTTCATCAACTTTCAAAACCACAAACGACACCCAATATCATAATTGTATAAATCTAGTCAAATGCTATAATATATGCTTATGGGATTTCTGGATAATTTTCGCCGTCAACCGCAAGAAGTTGAAGCTGCATCTCCAGCCCGGATTACTGCCCAAGTAAATCCAGCAATATATGACTCGCCATATTCTTATGGTTGGGGAACTTATGGATTTGGCGGATGGAATAACTATGCGAATTCTATTAACCGACTTAACGCAATTTCGGTTCCAGCCGTTCGCCAATGTCGTGATCTTATTTGTAATACTATTGCATCGATTCCGCTAGAAATGTTTTCGCTTTCAACAGGCGAAGAAGTTTTAGCGCCATCATGGTTGAAGCAACCAGATCTTCGTGCATCACTTCCGATCACAATCGCTTGGACCGTAGACTCATTACTCATGTATGGGCAGGCGTTCTGGAGGGTTGAGGAAATTTATGCAGATGATAATCGCCCTGCTCGCTTTGAGTGGATTCAAAACGATCGCATCTCTGCAAAATTTACAGAAGATTCTTCTGAAATCGATTACTACATGATTAACGGAACTCGCGTTCCGGAATCTGGCGTTGGATCACTTATTACATTCCAAGCAATGGATCAAGGCATTCTTTTAACTGGCGCTCGCACAATTCAATCTGCGATTGATATTGAACGCGCTACAAATGTGGCTTCGCAGACTCCACAACCTTCCGGATACATCAAGAACAATGGCGCAGATCTTCCAGATGACAAAGTTCAAGGACTTCTAAACACTTGGAAGAATGCCCGTCAAAATCGCGCTACTGCATACTTGACAAACACTTTGGATTATGTAGCGACATCATTCTCACCTAAAGACATGATGTATAACGAAGCCGCTCAATTCTTAGCCGCTCAAATCGCTCGTCTTTGCAACGTTCCAGCACACATGATTAACGCAGAAGTAATGCGCTCAAACACTTACCAAAATGTGCTTGATGCTCGTAAAGAGTTCTTGGCTTATACCCTTCAACCATTTATTAGCGCCATCGAAGCGCGCTTATCTTTGGATGATTTGACCCCACGCGGTCAGGTTGTCCGATTTGCCGTAGATGAAACATTCCTACGCGCTGATGCTTTAACCCGACTCCAGGTAGTTGAACAACTACTTGCCCTAAAACTAATCACCCTAGATCAAGCTAAGCAAATGGAAGATCTAGCACCAGAAGGAGATGGCGAAACTGACACACCTAACATTTAGTTGCGCGATTGAAGCGGCAGATACAGAACGCAGAATTATTTCAGGTCAGATCGTTCCATTTGGCGCGATTGGCAATACCAATGTAGGCAAAGTTATCTTTGAGCGCGGTTCAATTCAGATACCTAATGTGTCGAAAATTAAATTGCTAGCGCAACATAACTCAAACGATCCGATTGGTCGCGCTCAATCCTTCAACGAAACCGCCGATGGTATTCAAGGCACATTCAAGGTAACTGCTGCATCTAAAGGGACAGATTACCTTCTAATGGCTTCAGAAGGCCTTGTAGACGGACTTTCAGTAGGCGTAGATGTAATTAACTCACGCGAAATGAAAAATGGAACAATCGTAGTAACCGCAGCAGTTCTAAAGGAAGTATCGCTGGTTGAATCTCCAGCATTTACTGATGCGCGCGTTACCAAAGTAGCTGCTGAATCCGCAGCCGAAGAAGCAATGGAAGTTGCGCTTGAAACCGCAGAAGACGTTGCAATCCAACAGATTTCTGATGCAGTCGAAACCTTGAAGAACATTCAAGAAGCCGAAAAAGCATTAGAGGAAACCGAAACCCAACCAGAAAGTGAGGCAACTGTGTCAGAAGATACAACCGCCGCAACAACTGAGGCAGCAGCAGCACCCGCAGCAGAAGCCTCACGCCCAACCATCAAGGCATCTTATGGCGATGGAACAACTCGCGTTCGTCATGGCATTACCTCAATGGGTAAGTATGTAGAACACAAAGTCCGTGCTTCATTCGGAAACGATGAATCAAAGTCATGGATCGCTGCATCTGAAGATCCAACAATTACAGCTTCAGATACAATGTCTACAAACCCAGCATTCAACCCAATTCAATACTTAACACAATTTGTATCTAACACCAACTTCGGCCGCCCAGCGATCGATGCAGTATCTCGCGGAACTCTACCTGCTTCAGGTATGACAATGAACATTCCATCACTTGTTACTTCAGCAGGTGGCGGATCTTCAACTGCTCCAACAGTTGCAGCAACCGGTGAAAACGTTGCACCTTCAGATACACCAATGACTTCTGCTTACGAGTCAGTATCTATCTCAAAGTATGCAGGACAACAAACAATCACTTTGGAACTTTTAGAGCGTTCTGACCCAATCTTCTTTGATCAACTAGCAATCCAACTAGAGCGCGCTTACCGCCTAGCAACTGACTCAGCACTTGTAGGTATCCTTGCTGCACAAGGAACACAAGCCGCTGGAGTTGCAGCTTCTAACGCTGGATTGATTTCATACGTATCAACAGAAGCACCAAATGCATACAAGGGTTCTTCATACTTCGCTCAAAACATCGTTACAAACACCGATTGGTGGTCACAAATCCTTGGATACGTAGACACCACAGGTCGCCCAATTTACAACGCAATTTCTCCTTACAACGCTGCTGGTCAATCAGTTCCAACATCAATCAAGGGTAATGTTCTAGGTCTAGATCTTTATGTAGACAAGAATGTAACATCAGGATTGGTTGATGAATCAGCATTCATCATCGCTCCAGAAACTGTTTACTGGTGGGAATCACCAACTGCTTACTTCAGCGTTAACCACGTTGCAGACGCAGTAGGTAACATGGCTGTTCAAACCGCTATCTACGGATACGGCGCTGGCAAGGTTCTTATCCCTGCTGGTGTTCGCCGCTTCAACCTAGTCTAAACAATATAGATCGATCAGCCCGGAGTTTAGAAGCCTTTACTCCGGGCTTGATCCCATAGAGAGGAAATCATGACCGCAACTTATGTAACAGTAGCCGAACTTCGGTCTGCTTTAGGCATCGGTTCTCTCTATTCAGATGCGACTCTTGATCAAGCTTGTCAAGCAGCAGAAGACATCGTTAAAGGCCAACTTTGGTTCAACTCATACCCAATCGTGGGAGTTGGAACTTATTCAAATACATCGTTCGTAGTCATTAGCGCCAACCCTGCTTTCGTAACAGGACAATCAGTTGTCATTACAAACTGTGGCGCACCTTACGATGGCACACATACAATTACCGGAACTTATCCTTGGACCGCAGGATCTTCTTCGATGCCTTGGTATCCATACTGGCCATATAGCCGTTCGCAGTTCCCATACGGATTTTCTATTATTCAATTTTCAGTAACATCAGATGACGAGAATTACCACTTAATCGTGCCTTATGGCAAAGTAGCAGTTGGAACCGCAACTGGCATCGATTATTCAACAACTCCAGCGATTCGTGAAGCTTCACTAGAAGTCGCTATTGATATTTGGCAAAGCCGTCAGCAATCAAATGCTGGTGGTGTATCTCCGGATGGAACCATGTCACCATATCGCATGGGCAATACTCTTATTGCTCGCGTTAGAGGATTACTTGCGCCATATCTAAGCCCACGCGGAATGGTTGGCTAATGACCGCCATTACATCGCTCCGTTCAGCGATTGCGTCTGCCTTAGATAATCCGGGGGTGTGGTCGGTCTATTCCTTTCCACCGGCCTCACCTACCGCGAACTCCGTAGAAATCCATGCAGACGATCCATATATTGAACCTACAAATAATGCTTGGGAATCAATCTCACCATTAGCCAATTTTCGCATTCGTGCGATCGTGCCTTTATTCGACAACCAAGGCAACTTGGCTGGAATCGAATCATTCCTTGTAGCTGTATTTCAGAAGTTATCAGAATCAAATCTAGTTTTCCGATTTGGCACTTTTACCGCACCATCAACCCTACCGGTTGACCAAGGTCAAATGCTGGCTTCGGAATTGTCCATATCTATCCTAACCAGTTGGAGTTAATCATGAGTGATTTCTCACCAGAGGATTTGGCCTTTCTAATTAAGATTGGACAAATCCAAGCACCAGCAACACCAGCACAACCAGTAGCTGCCGCTCCTGTAGCAGCACCAGATACCAAGAAAACAGAGGAATAATAAATGGCTATTGTAGGTTTAAATAATAAAGTTGGCGTAAAGATCGCTACAGTCGATGTTTCTGACCATGTATCTTCAGTAACTCTTACTCGTAACTTTGATGAACTTGAAGTGAGCGCTATGGGCGATTACTCACACCGCTTTGTAAAGGGTCTAGAAGCTTCAACAATCACTTTAGATTTCTTTAATGATGAATCAACAACCAATTCAATCAGTTCATTGCTTCAAACAAACTGGGGTCAAACAGTTGCTTTGACACTTCTGCAAGATAAGACTGCAGCAGTATCAGCAACAAACCCACTTTACTCAATGTCCATTTTGGTTAACAAAACAACAGACATTAATGGAAAAGTTGGAGAATTGTCAGTTCAATCTGTAACCTTTACTGTAAACTCAGTAACAACAGTTTCACCAACAGGAACCTTCTAAAGGAGATCCAATGATCAAACTTCGTATCACTAAGGCTTCAG